TAGGTAGCATTCGATGGTATCGAGAATACAAGCATACGTCTGCCGACCGCTTTCTCTCCTCCCATTTCTCGCAGTAGACGGGGTGATAGTGTTATTGATGAGTCTCGCGAGTCGATGGTCACAAGGCGTTTGCGCTGGTCGATGAGCTTCTTAAACATATGGTTGGAAGTTGGTTATCTTGGTGCGGCTTCGGAATGAGATCGTCTTGATGAAGTTAAACGACCTGTTCGATGCAAGGGTCTCTCGGTGAGCCCTCGCATCCTCCTTTGTCTCGAAGATGCGTGAGGCTATCTCGCAGTTGCGCGTGCCTATATGGTAGACGATATTCGCGTAGTAGCGACGGCCGAGGATGTGGTCGATGATTAGTGATAGTAGGTTCATAGCTCTGTTTTTGAAGTAGCCCCCTCTCCGCTTGTCGTATGCAGAGAGGGGGCTGGGTTAGTTACTCTTTTGGGGTGTTGTGTAGTGCATCGAGGAACGCCTCGGCTACCGCCTTGCCGTATCGATCGGAGAATACTCCGTGGAAGCCGATCGAGAGGCGTGTACCCCTCATCGAGAAGATAGTCCCAGTTGCTTCGTCTATGCCGATCTGCAAGCCCCTTTGGAGCGTCGTCCATTTTATGCGAGGGTGTGAGATCTTCATGACTATGCAGCTTTGATGATGTCTACAATGTCGAGGACTCGAGCGTCGGTGACGTCTTGAATACGTCCGTCGCTTGCCATTTCGCTGGCCTCCATGATTGACAACTCCTTGACAAGCGTCTTGCGAGTGACCTTCTTGCCGTCCACCTCATCGACGACACTCACGATATAGTAGCCTGCAGACGTGCTGTCCACGTCCAGCCCCATGGTATCGTTTACCCCTAACGGCTTTAGGCTCTTGATTGTCACGGGTGATGGCGTGAGCTCGTTGAGGTACTCCAGCGTGCGGGCCTCGGCCTCTGTGTAGGAGGCTGCATTGACGAGGTAGGTCTCGGTGATTTTCTTGTCCTCCAGGTTATGGTAGGATACTCGTGCGATAAATAGGTCCATGTTATTCGTATTTGAGATGTTTTGTATTAAGGTGTCGAAGGATATGGTCAATGCGATGTACATTGGCCTTCTTCTTCATGCGAATAATACCAAGTTCGGGAAACTCACCTTCAGACGACGACCGCAATACAACGTCAATATCTCCAGTGCCTTCATGTTCGAACTTGAGGGAAAAATCCCACCCATACCCATGCCCGAAGTACGCGCTTGGGGATGAAGCGTCTATATGGTAAGTGCCAATCAAACAGCCTTCGTGTATTAGCGGTGCCATAAGCTGCTCATGCATAGTGCTGTACTCACCAAGCTCCTCCCATTTGAGCGGTAGAAGCTCACGTTCTAATTGCTCTTTCGTCATAATCGTTAGTCCTTAATGCCGAGCATTCGGCAGGCCATAGATAGTCGGCGTTCCTCGGCTTTTTCCTTGAGTACCTCGAGTGGGATGATATAGCCTGTGGATCTGGCAAGTTCGTAACTCCCAAACTCCCACCTCCCGTGTGCGCTAACGTCGACGCTACAGGAGCTATTCGCCTTGTTTACGTCTATCTGGAAGTCGATGCGGAGTGCGTCGTACGCATCTTCGTCTCCATCTTCACCATCTATCAGCGTCACTCTTGAGCGTAAGCCGTAGACAGGCCTGCCCGCTTCTTCCTTCCACTCCAGCTGGCATTTCGCCAGCTGGGCTTTTACTTCTTCGCGTGTCATTTGATTATGCTTTCTATTATAGCTACGACTATTATGGTTAGCCATGATAAGACGACTGTTACTGTCGAGACCTTGAGCACCGACCAGCATACATTGGCTACCTTGTCGTGGTCGATTTTATCTATATCGTGTCTAAACTTGTTCACTCTATCCACCACCCCGATGAGCGATGCCATGAACGCCAATATCGAGACACCCATCACGTACGCTGCCGTGTATCCTATTGTATCTATCATTGCTCCTCGAGGTTAAAGTGTGATAGTATCTTGGCCTTGCGGTACTCCTCGGCCGCTTGCTTAGCCTCCGCTAAAGTGTTGTACTCCACGTTATCGAATGAGGTAATCCACTTCGGGTAAACCTCGCTGATGAATGCGTACCCGTCTATGAATTGGTCGGCTTTGTAGGTCGTTCTAAGGATGCCCATTAGCTCTCGCCATTCAAGAGGTCGGAGGGCTTTCAGTAGTTCTTCTCGTGTCATAGTTCGTTGTCGGTTAGCGTCAGCAGATCTTCTTGGCATTTTGCCTTAGCCTCTTCGTCAGTGTGTATATATCCAGCAACCTCGATACCATTGTTAAAATCAACATCATCGATATCCGTATTTACGTCCACTATGTCGCGAAGACATCTATAGCAGCCTCCATATCCAAAGTCGATATAGTAGATGATATACGCTGCCTTCTTTCCATTTCCGATTGGTGCTGATGCCGTTATCTGATTGCGATACTCCTCCCACGTTAGCGTGGGTGCTATCTTCTCTGTCATAGTTGTGCCTCTTTCTTCATCTCACGTACCGCCTTGGTGAACTCCTCCACCGCCTCGCTTAGGTCGGTGAGCTTGTCGTCCAGCTCGTTGTACTCCTGTTGTATTTTGTCGATAACCCTGCATATATCCCTTACAGGCTCCTCGTCAAGGTCTTTGATGCGGTCGTCTATATCCTCGTACTTGTCTGTAACCTCTTCCATTCGTGAGGTCAAGATGGCTGCGAAGCACTCCATCGATTTCAGTTCTTCTTGTGTCATAGTTCGTTGTGTTTTTGTAGAGTGCGCCCCGCACTGATCTCCCCAAGGAGGTGTATAGCAGGGGAGGCTTGACCCAAGCAGGGCGCACTCGTGGTTAGTTCTGTTCGTTGCGTTCGCTCTTGAGCTTGAAAATGGCGTGTGTAGCCTCCTCCCATTTTCCGTACAAGATGCAGGTGATGGCGGTCATCTCTTCGTTGCTTAGTGGCACTTCCTTTGCTATCTGCCGTAGATCTTCAAGGAGAAAGTCAAAGATGTTCGGGTAGACGCCAAAGTTGAGACGCTTAGCCCCTTGGCATATCTTGATAGCCCTCATCACTCGGTGCGAGCCTCCGACGCTGATATACTCGACAACCTCAACGAGTACAGACCCTCGGAAGTAGTCGAGGTTATGCTTTGCTATTGTCTTGATGCACCATATCTGCAGTGCTTCTCCTTGTTCTTTGGTCATAGCTTTATGTTGTTAGTTAGTCTTGATTATCTCGGTTGAACATTGAGTATATCTGCTCTACTATCCACGCTCTCCCCTCCGCCTTAGCTTCTTTGAGGGTGGGGAGTACCATATCGAGATTACTTTTCAAGCGTTCCGATACAGAGTAGACGCACCAGCCACCTCCAGATGAGTACTTGCAGATGTGTATCCGCCAAGCATTCACCATTGTCCACCATTCGTCGTCGCCAGCCTTGCACCATACAAGCGTTCGCAGGCTTCTGTCGATGAGCTTACGGGAGATATCCTCGGTAGGATATGGGGCTTTTGCCCTCAGCTCCGCCCGCATTGCTTTGAACATGTTTATGCACAACCGATTGGTCTTGGCGAGCTTCTTTGTGCAGCGTTTAAGCTCGTCTATCTCCTCGGTCTTGGCGTCCAGCTCCTTAGCGAGCTTCTCCTTTTCTTGGAACAGCGAGTAGTTGTGCTTCGTGAGGCTCTCTCGCAGGTCATCCTTGGATTTGCGTAGGTCTTCCACCTCCCTCCCCTCAGCCAGCCAAAGGAAGAAGAGTGTGACGCACCCTGCGCCAAGGGTGAGGCAGGCGATGAAGTAGAGGAGGGCGAATGTTTCGGTTGTCATAGCTCGTTAGCTTATTATGTCATATATCTTCGGAAGGACGGAAATGACAACCTCGTCTTCGCATGTAGGCAGGCTTCTCCTGACCTCTGCTGCCGATCTACCGTAGAGTATTTGACTATTGTTGTTCACTCCATTTTTACACTCAGAAACGAGGTATGCTTTTATGCCGTCTCCGCACGATAAGATCTTTTCTTCATCAAGGTAGTCGACCTCGAAGCATTGAGCTTGATGGTCGGCGTCCAAGTTCAAACGTAGATCTCTGTATTGGGCAGCTTTTCTCTCAGCTTCTTGCTCGTCATCAGCATAGACCAATACCACGTGCACTGGTAGTCCAACATACTCATGCGCAACCCTATTATATAATCCTACGATGTATATCTTCATGTCTTCTTAGTATTTCTTGCCGTGCAGTGCAGGGCGTGTGGCGTTGTATTTCAGCTTGAATTCGATGTGCGTCATAAGGTCGATGCCGAGGTGGTCGCAGAGCAACTCGAGGGACTTGATGGAGTAGAGGATGGCGTATCGGTGAGCGTACTTACCACAAAGGCAGCACGCCTCCTGAAGGATAGGCCACAGCGCATCGGCAAGCGTCATTTCTCCAGAGATGTAGAATGCAGATACGCCTAAGTCTGTAGCTACCTCCGTCTCCGAAAGCGCACGATCTTTGAGCATCCACCCCAGCAGGTCAAGAAGGCGTATCACTGCGTCGGCGATCTCGTCTCCCACAGTGTCCTTAACCATCCGCAGGAACGCTTGTACGAACGCTGCGCCCTCAAGACCTCGAAGCTCCTCTATCTGTTCGGGCGTGAGCTTCGCCCACTTGCCTAAGCGGTCGGCTTCCACCGCCTCGGAAAGCTCCGAGATAACCAGCATCAGATAATGCCCGACGGAGTGCGCCTCATCCCAAAATCCTTTAGCCACTGCCCGCTGGTGGCAGTCCTGAGAGAGACGGGCAAGCATCTCTACGTTGTAAAGTCTGTATATCATAGTCGTTGCTATTTTGTGATGTGTCTATACGTATGTCATCCGTTAAATCCCTTGATAGGTGTTGCGAGGTGGTGGATAGCGAGGA